GTCTCTGCATTGAAATTAGAAGGTGTACCAAAACGGTTTGATAGTGAGATTTCTGAATCTACTAGTGTTCTCTTTTCCACTGGACCCCAACGGAATAGGCCAGCTATAGCACCATCTGTTGTGGCTACCGCTGGAATGATCGTAGTAAGGTCAATCTCTGTAATGTTAATGCCGGGAGATAATTGAAACGCCATTTTTTATTCTCCTAAGTTTGTCTTATGTTTTTTGTATTTACCTCTAGGCTTACCTAGACGACTCAACCCACTCTTCTGTCCTATAAGTCTCTTTGTTTCTTCATCATGACGTTTACCAAAGAAGTTGTTTGCTTCTCCACAACAGTTTTTAGAGGAAGATGAAATTTTCTTTTTATGTTCTTCTGAAAGAGATTTACCTTTCCAGTAACCTTTCTTTCCAGTCATTGATTGACTAATCTTGGTCTTTACATCCTCTGATGTAGACTTTCCTAATCTACTTTTTCTTATAGCTTCGCTAAACTCTTTTGATTTAGGAGCTATCCCGCCTCTACGTGCAGCTTCTATAGAAATACTAATGTTGTCTGTCTGGTTGATCCAATGATCCTTTTCAACAACTCTCAGACGACGCAATACTTTATGTTCCCACCTTCTTGCATTGTCCTTGTTAGCAAAAACTTTTCTGATCTGAACTATGTCAGGATACCCATAATTCTTAATCTGTTCTCTTACATACTTTGATGATGTAACGTAGGGATTTAACAAATCCTTTGGATCACATCCTTTAGCATACCTGACGCCATAGTACCACATGTCACAATCTTGCCATCCAAGAAGATATGTGTAAGGAGTATGATTCATCTTGAGTACTGTTCTCCTTATGAGATAGAGTCTTTTGTTGTTTTATTTATCATATTGGCCATTTTACTATAGATTTTTAAAAATCTGCTAGAACCTCGCTTTCAACACCACTTTCCTCTATGACTATAACGCTTTCATCGTGACCATCATCCCTTAATCCAAACGGCAACATATCATTGTAAATTTCCTCATCCGTTAATTCTCTCAATTTGTGAAGGGTCATAATATCGGTCCATTCCTTAAAATAATCCTGATCTGTCATCCAAGCGAATAGGACCAGACTCATGGTTATATCATCGGTTGATCCGGGTTCAGCTTCATAGCTCTTATTTTTCTTGGAAAATCTAGAAAGCTCTTGAATTGTATTGTGATCATTGATTATTAGCTGATTTTGCTCAATCAGCATTTTTAGAATGGAACACCCCGTATTCTTAACTTTTATTGTGGTTCTAACACCCCGTTCTGTTCTTTTTCCAGAAAATCCTTGCGATATTTTCTTGCCTTGCGCCCCTGAATTTTCTGTTTGGACAACATTGATATATTCATAATCAAAGTAAAGTATGTCTGTGATCTGTTCTCCAATGTCATTTGTTTCAACCAGAACAAGGGCATCATTGTAAAGTTTAGCTGATTGGTGAATGATTTCCCCGTAATCGACTGGAAGTATTAGGTTATTTCTGTATACAGCGACTTGATTATACGGCATTGTTGTGATATCAACTACACTGAATGCTGAATAATCAATTCCCTTTCCCCTAGCAACATCAGCCACCAGAGCATATTTATGATCCTCTAATGGCTTTTCATACTGTGATAAACCATCCTTTTCAAGAATTGGAATTTGATGAACCAGTTCTTTCAGCTTCCAACCAGAAATTAGTGTGCCAGAACTGCCCAAAAATTCGCATTCGTGTTCCTGAGAAAACTTTTCCATATCGAAGTTCATGCCAGCAAGAGTGTCTTGCTTCCACTTTTCATCTCGGCCTGGAACATCAAACCACATTACTTTGATTGGATGATAGTCATTCTTTTTCTGGATTGCCAAGGACCACGTTTTATGGAAGTGATTTAGGCCATATGGTGTTGATACCAACACAACCTGAGTAGTCTTACCAGATGAAATGGTTGGGTAGACCGCAGTGAAGAACTCATCCCAGTTGTCAATGTGTGCTGCCTCATCAATGAAAAGAAGGTTGATTGAGTAACCACGAATGGCATCTGATGAAGTAGCAGAAGCAATAACACGAGAGTTGTTTTCTAAAACAACAGAGCCCTTGTTCCATTCAACGATACCTTGTTGCAGCCATCTTGGTAAATGCTGATAAGCAATCTGGACCTTGGTAAGAATTTCTCGGGCGGTTTCCCCTTTATTTGCCAGCAATCCAACGGTTTTATAGTCGTTGAAAATTATATACCAAAGGATATATGCACAGACAACGGTTGAGTTATGAGTTGGAATGTAGTTTTTGGTGCAAAGATACAAATGGTTTGGGCTGTCTACTGTTATGCATTTTGTTGGAACACTGTTAACTTTTTCAATCTTACGAATGAATCTGCTAGATGTGTATCCGCTAACTTGACTGTGTGAGACTTGTTTATCCAATTTCCTTTGTAAGCGAAATACATCAAACATTTCTCTTGAGCAATGAAAATAGAGGCGTTCTGAGTTTGTTTTTTCAACTTTTTTTCTGAACACTTTCAAACCAAGGCTACAAAGTAACTCATACACATCATCTATAAGTTGTGGATAGCGATTGTATGACAATGCAATGCAGTTTTGTCCATTATGTTCTACCCATCCGTCTGTATCCATTAATCCTTGAAGCAGTGCTATCCTATCCTCAATGCTGTTAAACATATACTTTGTTGGAATGTGTTTGTTTGAAAGAAGGTTATACTTCTTCAATCTTGGAGCCAAGGTATAGACTGTTCCTGTGTAAATGTGATCATTTCTGTGATTATGGGAAAAATCTTCACCAACAGCCATTTTGTATTCTTGCAAATCTGTTTGTTCACATGTAATGCGACCTGACGCAGCTTCTCCATCTCCTAACCAAACGCCTAACAAGTATGGATCAATTGATACTTCCTTTTTTTCATATTGCACTGGTTTAGTGGTTTCAATCTTCCATTTAGATATCACTTTGCCTCTGTTATCCAACTTAACGGGCTGAAGATCAAACATTTCTTGTGTTGTTATTGTGAATGGTTTATTGTTTCTATTGTTAGCTTTTTTCAAAGTCCAAAGATGTTCTGCATCAGCCGTTACAGTGCTCCCGTCATCAAATGTTATTTTGTAACAATCATGATTTATGAAAACTGGTGAAATAGCTGTGACTTTGGTTGATTTGCCATTCTCATCAAAAACATTGTCTCCTGGCTGCAAATCTTTCATTGTTTTCCAACCACTAGGAGTTGGGATTTCTGTATCAAGAGGTAAAGCTTTTCCTGCTTGGCGGGCGGTTGTAAAGATGGAAAATCTGTTGTCATGCATTGATTTCAGCATCTCTTTTTGATAGGGATAGAGCTTCATGAGCACCAATCCCTCATCCTTAGAGACGATTTTCATATGATGTTCAGCAAAATAAACAGGGTCTTTTGAGCATTTCACATACTCCTCAATCATTTGAGGAGTCCATTTGATGTTCACCCCGATTCTTTTGAGATTCAGGTTTCCTCTATGACCCTTGAAGTCATTTTGGTTAAACTCATGCATAGTGTTTAAATTCCCTCCAAAAGCGTTTCTTCATTATTTCTTCTTGGTGACTATCTGATACATATAATTATTCAGTTCTCTTTTTTAGTAACTCTTGTAAATCCTTTGTGCTGCCAACAAAAAGTTGATTCGTCACATGATCTGGCCCTTTTTGGGGGATATTGGCATCCTTTTTCTTTTCTGCTGTAATCGCCAGTTCTCTGTTCAATTCTGACATGGTTCTAAGATAGGCACTCAAGACTTCATAGCTTCTTGGGTGCTGTGATTGTTCAGCTACATTCATCAACTCATCAAGTCCGTCATTTCCTTTTTCAATGAGGACTCGTTGATTTTGTCTCACATATTCAAGATCATCCACGTATTCTTCTTCATTTACCGGAACTAGTTCTTTTGGCATTTTACCACTTCCTTTCGGGAAATCCTTTTGAGAAATCCCATTTCTTCCTTATAAGGTCCGCAGTCTTTGATTTTGATTTAGGACTAGCTGGTGTAGTAGTATTTAATGATGATGGCTCTTTAGTAACTGATAGTTTTGATGCGGGCCGCTCTGGTAATGGAGGATTCCTTTGTGGATTCTTTTCTGGCGTTGGAATATCAGACTGGGGATGTAATGGCTTGGCTTCCAGATCACTTGGTGTTGTGTGTATTAATCCTTTAACAATATCACCAGTAGTGATGTTGTATTTCGATAGAATTGATTTAGCGTTTTCCATCTTTTTATTGATTTTGTTGGCGTAATTGATGGCAGCTTGAGATGCACTAAAATTTTGTCGATAAAAATCGACGGCACTTCTGGCATAATCAAGTGGTTCGTTTTGTTCTTCTATTTTCTCTTCCTTGAAATTCTTGAGGATTTTATCCACAAGTGAGAAATCAATCCCACCAAAGGATGGTGATTTGTTATTGGAAAGGGGCCGTCTTACTGAAACCTCTCTTGCTGGACTACGCTTTGGTAATGGTGGTCCCCCAACAGTAGGAGTTGATGGTGATGCAGTTTTGAGAGAACTAGCAGGTTTTCTAGAAGGCAGCGGCACACTACTAACCCTTCTTGGGTTTCTAATAGGCTCTGGCATCCCTACTCGTGGGCTTGATGGTG